CAGAAATCGAAGAATTTAATCCTATATATCAATATTATTTAGATAATCCGGATGCCGCACCTCGCTGGTGGGCTCCTGATTTGCATCCTAAAGATGAAAATCGATCGGCGATAGTAGAAGCCGAGGAAATCTCTTTATTTCCTGAATTGCATTGGACGTTGGGCTCACTGAGTCACCGATATCCTACAATCAATCAAGAAATAGTAAAAAAAGTTGTAGAGGGTTTTGACTCCATAATGGAACTTTTTCACATTTATGGTCTAACCCGTGTTGAATCCTTGAAACGTCGTTCCGAAAGGGACTCTTATAGCAGAAAGCTAGACAGAGTAAAGATTGCAACCGCTACTAGAATGTTGAACTTTATAGAAGTTCAAGGCGAGAAAGAATGGATGAATTATTTCAAATATAAGACACTAGCTTACTATGCATATTACGAAACTGAAAAGACCGATTTATTGCCTGTTTTGACAGGTCTGGGCAAAGATTGCCCTGGGATCATTTTTGGAGGTTTTGTATCGCAATGGGTAAAGCTCATGCGTTTGAAAAATAAAAGTCTCTTTTCGAGCTTCATAGTCGCTATCAATAATGCCAAGATGGGTCTTCCTAGACCGACCGACGACATGATAGAAGCCGCTGAGGATAAATGTGTAAACCATCTTACAGATGTGGCACATATTTATGCTCCCGATAAACCTGATAAGGTTTTGAGCGAGTTAGGACTAAGAGGTGAAAGAGTCATCCTTAATAGAGATTCAATGGAAGCTCAGCTAAAACGTACCGTTGACGAGATGTTTGAAGAGGCGATATATGATGAGGAAACTCATTATGAGCCTTTTTATCCTTCAACATCAGCGAATTATAACAAATCACGCGGAAAAGCTGGAGCGGTGGGGGAAGTCTATGAGCAATGCATCCGAAATGGAACTGCCGAGACAATGAAATGCGATGACCTCGTCGATCTGAAAGAGATTAGTACTAAAGTATCAATCGAACAATCGATCTTATATGGAGACATTTCAGCCCAAGATCAGGAAGCCTTAGATTATGACCTCAGAGAGGAATCAGAAGCACCTGGCATTGAATATAATTTACACCGGCTAAAGCTCAAGTGGAGAGATCTTTATGGAAAGATTCATCACATAGCTAAGACTGAATTACCAATAGTAAAAGCAGTAGGTCTTGCCGAGGCATTGAAGGTTCGCGTTATTTCGAAAGGACCATGCATGCTATACACAGCCTTGAAACCATTACAAAAATTTCTTTGGTCGACTTTAAAGAAGAATAAAGTATTCTTATTAATCGGCACACCTGTCTTAGAAGAACACATCGATGAGATGTTCGGAGAGATGTTGGATGAAGATATGATTGTGAATGGGGATTATAAAGCCTCAACAGATAACTTACACAGTTGGGTTTCTAACCATTTAGCGAATTGTTTCGTCGATAAAGTGAATGATAATGGATTACAGCGTCAAATGTTGACCGGAAAAACCTATTACCATATCGACATGGAAATGAGAGCTATGCTTATACGATCATTAACTGGACACCTCTTTGAGATGAGAGACGGTTCACTTAAGCCACAGACTGAAGGACAATTAATGGGGTCAATAACCTCATTTCCGTTTTTATGTCTAGCCAACGCAGCGATGTGCCGTTGGGCTTTGGAATTATCAAATATGATTCCTTATCGCGTGAAAGATCATTATAAGTCGGGTGGTAGAACGATGATAGCGCCATTAAGAGTTAATGGTGATGACTGCACAATGAAAGGAAAAAGATCAAACATCAGATCTTTATGGGAAGACATTACGTCTTTCGGAGGTTTGAGTTCTTCACAAGGAAAAACTCTTTTCTCACTTCCTCACAAACCAATTTGTGTCATAAATTCTCAAACATACGACTATATCGAAGGTCATTGGACCAATAGAAAGTATGTGAATTTAGGGATCTTATTAGGAAAATCTCGCTCGACCGTAGCCGGAACATCCTCAACAGATCAGACACCTTATAGTGAATTGGGTGCTTTGCATCGCGAACTTAAAAAGTCTACACTCCCTGAGTTGTGGGCCGAAGTATCAGCGCGTTTTATCTTCTATAATAAAGAAACATTAAAGCAATGTCCGCATATCCCTTGGGATGCTCCAGAATATTTGGGAGGTCCGGGTCTAGTTCCGAAGAACGACCTGATGAGCGTTAATGACAGAGCCTGTGCTTCGTACATAATTAAGAACGTAAATTGTAATAACAAACATGATGTTATTATTCGAGAAAGGAAACTTTGCGATTGGAAGCTTCATCAATCAGTTTTAGCAAGACTTCGAAAATTTGAGGTCGAGCCCGTACCGTTTAAAAACGTACGCCGAAACGAAATGATATTTGAGCCACTCTCAACCCTATTTGACGAATTGTTCGAATGGGAAGATGTTGAATCCAATTTTTCTCGACTTTACAAGTATCTCACCGTTGAGACCTTATTTACAAAGAATTTAGTTGAAGTTTATAACTCCGACGAAATATTCTCCAATGATCGAACCAACCGTCATAATGACTTGGTTTGGGCCAGAGCGAATCAGAACCACTGGTCCTGTCTTGGATTGAAAATAAGGGAATCTCACGAGATTATGTATGAGAAGAAATTTCTAGTAGTTCCATCAGTGGAATCTACAGCAGAGACTACTACACTATAGTTAGATTATTCCTGACAAGGAGTGATATCTAAGGGTTAATTCATTTTTTACTAGCACGTTGGTGGCTAGAACCTGATGGTATTTCAATCAAATTTAAATCGAATAACTATAGTAGTCAGAACAGCGGGACGGGAACCCCACAAGATTTTAAATAGGATGGCGACACTATGCCGATCACTAAATATTTAGACACGTTAGGAACGCAGAGGTACTTAGGAAAGAGAGAAAAACTCAGACCGTAAAATTTACTTTGACCATCTCGTTGAGAGGTGCCTTTCTGTAGTTAAAAAATATGATAGCATCAAATTAGACGCATTTCAAAAATAACCAGAAATCCCTACAAAATTTGTTAACAAC